TGTCTATTAGATCTGAAATCTTTTTCTGGACGAATTCTTTTAGTTGATGCAAGTATTTTACCATTCATTACCACCGTTCTTATGTCATAATCAAACTCTAAAAATTCCTGTATCAACAATTCTGCCTTAAACTTCCAAAGCGATTGGATAACAGAAATCATACTTTGATAATCGTTTACAATCGAAACACCGATACCTTGTGTCCCTGTAATTGTTTTAATAATAACTGGAAACTTCCCACCAATCTTTTCATGGGCGGGTTCGATAGACTTTTCGTTAGATACAAGTGCTGTTTTTGGAACTGGAATATTGTCTCTTTCAAATGCAATGAGTGATGACATTTTATTATCGCAAGTCATCATACCATCACGGTCGTTAATCATAAACGCACCAGCATTTTCAAATGTCCCTAAAAGGGCAAGTCCAATTTCATCCTCAAGCACGCCCGCTCGCACGAAACAAACTGTTCTTGACAAATCAAATTCTACTTCTGTATCTTCACCATCCACATTAGAAATGGTAAGAGAACCCTTCTCCAAATCATTCTTGGATACCCATGCATCTTTTACATTGATGACATGACACTCAATACCCCTTTTCTTACAAACATCCTCAATCATGTTGCTGACTAACTCTTTGTTCTTAGAACGAACTTTAGTTAGAACTGCAACTTGAATGTCAACCTCTTTTGGGTTTGGAGATAGTTCCTCTACAAAATTAGAAAATGATACTGCCAATTCAATCTATCCTCTTTTTACCAATGTTATATTTTGTTTCCAAAATCCATTCGTCTTTCTCTTTGAAGGCGATTACCTTAATCTGTGACAGTGGTGCCTTTGGTTCAGCACTACCAACGATTTCCACTAGTCCCCAATCACCAAGCAATGCTGCAATTGAGTTTCTACGAGAAATATCGTTTTCGTTTAGATTGGTATCTTTACCATCTAGAGCAAAGAGTTCCTTGAAATGGACGATGTAGTATTTGCCTTGTTTATGTAATATATGACAAGACTGATACAACTTTCTCTCTTTACGAGAGGCGACTCCTATACGAGATAATGTCTCACGCACTTTTAGGAAATCGTCTGGTTCTTTTAATTTTACTTCTAGCATCTCATCTGGACGCCATACGATTTCATTCATTTTCTTCCACCTTTATTCAAACTATTTTTAATAGTAGTTATTTGGTCATCATTTAGTATTGAAAGTGCGATCTTTGCCTTTTCATTACTATAACCATAATATTCCTTTATACAATCTAAGTCTTTCAACTTAGACGCTTTCACCCAAGGCGCATATCGTTTCTTAGGTCTAATAGTATTTAGTAAAAAGTCATATTGTAGTTTGGTGTCAAGATGATGACGCATATTCATCTCATTAACAAACATTATCGTATCATTAAATGGTGCGATACATTTGTTAATAATAAAAGGTGAATACTTTTTCTCCCACAAAGGGTCGTCTGAATCCATCAGATTTTCCTTTGTGAGATTGATTGAGTTTAGATAGTCTTTTAGTTCATAACTCATTTGAATTCTACCTGTTGCATAACTTCTACCATAAAGGCAAGCATATTGATTTCTTGATCTGCAACAAAGGCAGATTTGTAAGAATAGTCTGCAACAAGTAAAACTAAATGTCCCTTGTTATCAACCTCATCATATAGCGTATCATAGATTTTACGATATACACGAGAAGGGTCATTATCTAAGTTATTTGCAACCCACTTACGAACCCCATCTTTGAAGTCTTTGTTTTTAAGATGAGTAACCAAATCTTTCATATTGGTTTCTGATATGTTTACTAAAATACCAGAATCAATCATACCAGACGCTGAGTATCGTTGAAGTTCATTCAACACCCTACGCCAGTCTGGAAAGTGTTTCTCAACTACACCAGCAACTGCTTTAGGTTCAAACTGAACTTTTTCTGTAGTGAGAATGTCTTGAACTCTCTTAAAGAATTGTCCAGCAAGTTTTGGTCTATCTGTATTGGGAATCTTGAATTCCACAACAGAACATCGACTATGTAAAGGTTCGATAATTCTATTCTTGAAATTACAAGTAAGGATGAACCCACAGTTCTTGTGGAACTCTTCCATAAAACCACGCAACGCTGGTTGTGTAGATTGTGGATTGAGATAGTCTGCCTCATCTAAGATTACGAACTTGCGTTTACCATCCATAGAAACAGTAGACGCAAAGTTCTTAATCTTATTTCTGAGAACATCAATACCCGATTCTTCTGAACCGTTAATCATCATGTAGGTTGCACCAAGTTCATCAAGCATTGCTTTTGCAACAGTGGTTTTACCTACGCCTGGGCCTCCAGACAATAGTAGATTGGGGATATACCCTTCATCAACAAAAGTCTGGAAAGTCTTTTTCAAATCATCAGTAAGAATAGTCTCACTGATTTTGGATGGTCGATATTTTTCCACCCATAGTATCACATCATTCATAATATATTCCTTCTGGTTTAATGATTCATATATGTTACATTAACTAGGTTAATGATTCATATATGTTACATTATGCCGCTTCAAGAGCGATAAAGTATTCAACAGATTTATTCACATTGGTAAAATGCGAAATACCTTTTGAAGAGACTTCAACCTTGTAGTCACCAGAAAGAAGTTTTAGGTTTTCAACCTTAAAGAAATATGTGAAATCAGATGGTGCATTTTCACCAACTGTGATACTGAAATCGTTAGAAGTGTCATTCTTACGATCAGTAACAAGTAGTTCGATGTTACCACCAGCAGTTCCTTTAAGAACCACATCAGGCACACCAAGAACAGCAGACGCCTTTTGAATTTTATCAAAAGTGTTTTGTGTAAAGGTAAACTCTACATCAACAGAAGGCATTTGAATTTCTGTCTTTGGTGCAGTGACAATAGATGGGTCACTGAAGAAGTAGTTCACTGAACTACCACCACCCTCTTCTTTAAGTTTCACAGACTTCTCACCAATGTCTAGTGTTGGGTCTTTGAACAAAGATAGAGCAGATAAAAATTCGTTCAAGTCGTAGATTGCAAACTCTGAACTAAATGTATCTGGGATTGTTGCTTTTGAAACAATGTTTTTCATTGCAGACATTGTTCCGATCACATTTCCACTTTTAACCAATAGGTTTTGGTTGATAGTGGAGAAGTTCTTTAGAACTTCTTTTGTATCATTACTAAGTTTCATCAATTATCTCCATGATTATCGTGATTATGTAACGCCATTATACCATAATGGATTACCTTTAGCAAGTCATTTCTGTTCTTGCCATCTTTTTTTCCATATCGTTGTGAATATTTTAGAATATTGCCGATACAGAAACCTTCACCATGTCCACTGTCCATGATAAATTCTGTTGCTTGAAATTTGTTATGCGAGTAGTGTGCGTTGTATGTAGAGTCGATATAGTTTTTCAACTCTTCAAGAATTTTGTCTTCTGAATACTTGTAATCAATCTTTTTCACATTAACATCCTATAAGGTAGTGTGGGGGCGCAAGGCCCCCACAACATGATTAGCTCTGGAAACGAGCTTCGTAAGAATAGTCTGAACCCGAAATTGCCTTCAGTCCAGCAGCGATGACACCCTTAGAGGGTTCACCCAAACGATATGCAGTCTGTCCATCTACTGTCTTATTGACATAGATACAGTTACCTTCATTTCGTAGGGTATCTACTAGTGAACGAGGGGAAGTAAGATCAAACTTAGTTCTTAGTGTTTTCCAAGTCACATTCTTACCAGTTGATAGAAGGTTAAGAACCTTCTGCTTCTTAGTTAGTGCTTTTCTAGCCATAATGTCTCCATTCTGTAATTGCTGCACGATTTGTGCAGTTTCATTATATTATCAAAAAGAGGGGATAATGTCAATACATTTTTCCCCTCTTATGTTTTGTGTTACTTGATTTCAATCAAACGAGGTTTCTTTTCCTCTGGAATGATTCTCTCAAGTTCCACATTCAACAACCCATTTTCAAAGGTTGCACCCTTAACTACCACATCATCAGATAAAGTAAAGGCACGAGTAAATGCACGATTTGAAATACCCTTATGTAGATATTGTTTATCGTCATCACCCTCTGGTCTGGATTGAGATTTGATTGTAAGAATATTTTCCTTAGTCTCAATCTCAATTTCGTCCTTGCTGAAACCAGCAATTGCGACTTCAATTACATAATTGGAATCGTCTACCTTTACGATATTGTAAGGGGGGTAGTTTGTTGTTGCAACAGAACTCTCATCAAAGAGTTTGTCGAACATTCTATCAAAACCGATAGAATAAGTTTTAACCCGATCAAAAGGGTCGTTTACCATAAGAGATGTATTTACCATGTTGTTTCTCCTTTCATAAGCAAGATACATTTGTGATACCCATTAGGCGTATCACCCATTATTTATAATGACGGTTTTTGGGGGGATACCGACAAACCCTAGTTTGCGACACAGAGTAAGCATATATTTTGTGTCGAGCAGGATGACTTACGAACTGCACCCTAATATTATATAGGTATCTGAAAAGGGTTTTTCAACCCTTTTCTTCAACTTTTTTATGCCGCCTCAGCGAACTCAAGTGCCTTGTCAAGGGCGTTAAGTTTCACCTTACGGTTTCGTCCATACCATGCAGACTGTAGGCGAGAGTCGTTCTCACGACCTTGCAAGTGGTCTGTCATGTAAGTGACTGCATTAAATGCCTGCCACCATGAACCTTCTGCAAAGTTAGCGCCGGGTTGTGTCTGGATGTTTTCCATCGCAAGTTTGGCGTTACGAGAAGTGAAAGGAATTACATTGTCCACTTTCTCTTTTGCAGGAGCACCGAATACTGTGTTGAAGTATTGGATTACATTGTCAGCAGTGTATCGTTTTGAACCAAGAAACTCTGCCATTGACTTGTATTGTTCCATCTTCTCACGAGCAATACCCATCTGTTCTTTTACTGCCTCTGGGTCAAATGCAGTTCTGTGGTTTACAGTAACCATCTGTTCTGACTGTTTTGACAGTGAAAGAGTTAGAGTGTTGTTACACACTACACGAATTGGGGTCATACGAATGTCGATTGACTTACCAAATTTGTGTGGGTTAGTAAATAGGAAGTAGTTGTCGGTTACATCACCTTTGAACAACTCAAAAGACTCTTTGGTTTTCGCAAGTGCCCAGACAATCTCACCACCTTTGAGAGAACCAGCGGTGTGCATTTCCATGTCACCAGCACGAACATACTCATCAAAGAACTCAAACGCCTCTGCGTTCTGAACAGGATTCCAACCCTTACCAACAACATCTAAAACCTTGTTGTCAATAGAGCGAACAAGTGCCTGTTTGCCGGGGATTGCAACACCAGAAGCAGTTACCATATCTTCTTTGGTTACTTCCCAATTCAAACCAGCAGTTGTCATAAACTGTTCTGGGGTTAAATCGGCAGGGACTTTAGTTCCCAAACCATGCCACGGAAGTTCACCCACATATGCCATCTGGGCCTGTCCGTTTACAATTTCAAGTTCATGTGCCATAATATAAATCTCCTTAGATTTTCAAGTTTGTATACTCAGTATAGTCTGTTTTCACAACAATGTCAAGATGTTTTTGAAACAATTTCAAAATTTTCATCATTTTTTAGAAGCACCCATCTTTCATCATGCATTTTCTTTCCAAAAGAACCAAGTCTGAAAGTCTTGTTCTCACTGCGACATCTCACCGCAGCGTTCCCATTGAAAGTGCCTAGTGCATTAACCACCCATTTAGTCCCATGTTGGTTAATACGATTTTTCCCATGTCTGGAAATACCTTTAAGTTCTACCCAATCACCCCTATTCATTGAACAGGGCCTTTGCAGATAGGAAAGAACCATCTTCCATTATGAATTTAATATCTGGTAAAGCACCAAAACCAAGATGGCGCTCTTTAATCTTCACACCATTGATTTCTGTTGCAGTCCACATATCTTCCATATGTTTTTTCAATTTCGGATCAATTGTCATTATACTAACTCCATTCCAGTTTCCCAAAGTTTCCACGCACCATCATAGTCAGCGAACCCATATTCATCAGCAAAGTCCATTGAAGAACTGTGGAATACAGAAGTCGCAAGACCTTTAGTCTTGATGATGTAAGCAACCATTTTAGGGGTTTTTGCGAATCCAACAGGGTTTCCAGTTCCAGCGAAGAACTCAATACCACCGTCACGAGCACCAATAAAGTCAATCATTTTTAGTCCTTTCTCTCAACTTACATATACAGTATATGTTATCATAACAACAATGTCAAGCACTT